AATAAAGTTTTAGAATTAAATTTCTTGGAATCTCATGATTACTATTTACAAGATACCTTAAGGATTGAAGTTCTCCACAATCTGGTACTAATAGTGCCATTGATAATGTCTCCTAACTCGTTATTAATTAACTTTATATTCTTATTTATAATATAGAATAATCAAATTTTCAATTTCAAAAACACTGAACAACGTTGGACTCCAGTACAACTCAATACATCAAATCTTAAAACATCACCTAATTCTAATGTTTTTGTCCAAGTTGTTAGATTGTCATCTTTATTTTTGTTTTGACTATTTAGTATCGGATATTCATTTCCAACAATTGAAGTAAAATTATTTGGAAAATTACTATAAGAAGATTTTTCTATATCAAATGCTATTGTTCCTGTTGTTTCAGAAAGTATAGTCCAAGATTCTAGTGTTCCAGTAACATCTAAAGTCAAATAACCCTTGTTTCCAGGAGTAATATCTTGAGAACCATTATCAACCATAAAAACAATAGTTCTTGTCAAATCTGCTGTTGTTTGTAATGCTATTCCAGAAAAATTTGCTCCTGCTGCTGGAGGATTTGTAAATGAAAGAGTGCTTCCCGAAACTTGATAATCAATGATTGGTCTTAATACAATTCCATTAATTGAGATAACCAATTGCTGTTCATTTGCTGGAGTATATGGTTGCCCATTGACTGTTAATTGAAATAATGTAGTAGAACCATTAAATTGTGATGAAATATTATCTAAAATTAAATTAGTATATTGAACACTTCTTAATGGGGCCTCATAGTTTACCCCAATATTATATTGGTCCTCTTGAACCAAATTAACATTAAAATTTGGAGAAGATACTACTACATCATAGTTGCTCATAGACTAACCCCAGGAGTAACTAAAAGACTTCCTTGAACAACTCTAGTGTTATAATTTGATGGAGAGGTGATTACGACATCATAAACATATCTACCACCTTCCATCAAAGAAGTATCAGTTTTTGCCATGGAAACCATTATTTTCCCCTGTGCTCTATCTGGAAATGATATTGTAAAAGGATATGTTTTTGACGAATATGGACTTTTTTTAATGTAACTTTTTGCAGTATAATTGAACAGGTTCAATCTTGACCCATTTTCATTGTAAATTGTAAATGTGCTCTGAAAATCTGTACCTTGTTCTAATACAAGATTTATAATCTTAGCAGCCATTGAAAAAGTTACTTTTTAGTTATTTATCCTTTCAATTATAATTTTTAAACAGTCTTTTATTTCCTGGATATCTGTTTTTATCTTATCTAATTCTTGTTTTTCTTGCAGTTTTGCATTTTTTATTTTTAAGTACTCATTATATTCATGTTCATTGCAATTTAAAACCGCATTGGTCTCTTCATCTCTGAAAAGACCAGTGGTATCTTTTATCGGTATCATATTACTGCTATTGCTCTTAGGTCTTTAATTTTTGGAACAATTGATTGATTTGTTCCTGTCATAATAATTTTTATCTGGAATCCATTAAAGAGGGGCAAATCTTTAGCAGTATATTCATAACTATTGTATTCCGACTCTGTTGCTGATGGTAGAACAAGAGTATCAGGTGTTCCATCATTATTTTTTGGATTTATTATATTTCCATTTGAATCTATATTTTTATATCCAGGGAACAACTCAAACAACTGCTGATCATCTGGTGTATCTGGTCTTAACAAACGATACATGATTATGATTTGATTTGATGCATCTCTATATGCATCAAAATAAACCTTAAGACCTTCTGCTGGTTTTTGTAACCTTATTATTTTGGAAATATAAATTGCAGAAGTTGGGTCGTCATAAAGACTGTTGACTCTAGGATCTGAAATATAGTTTGTAACAGGGCTATCAATTCTATTCATGGATGTAATTATATTGACCCTATCCAAATCTATAATTGGAGATACTTTGGTGTCACTAGTATTCAAAGTCATTTCCATAACAAATGACTTATATCCAAGATAACTTTGTAAATTGTTAATTTCATTTATTCTTGATGCTATCATTCTTGGAGAAGAAAAATAGTTATTTGAGTTTAATGATATTGATTCAAATTCTCTTGCACTAAATGGAAGTTCTGTTCCATTTACACTTTTTCCTGTGATTGTTCTTATCTTTGCTGCAATAGAAGTTGTTTCTGGCATTAAAGATTGCATATTTGGTCTAATAGTATCAAATTGAATATTCTGTGATGCTTTTGGACCAGATATAGTATTTGCACTAGGGGAAATGATATTTAAATCGTATGTTCCTCCAGTCTTAGATTCTTTAAAGAATAATTTTGGTGGACCAAATTTTCTATCTTTTCCATTTTCTTCCATTCTAACTTTAATATGATAACTATCCAATGTTATTGGGTATTTACCATAATCAACATCAGCAAATGAATGAGTTCTATTTATTCTTCTCAAAGAAACTCCATTAAATTCGTATTTAAATATTGGAGAACTTGCAGGATGATATGGAATCATATTTACACTAAAGACCCCAGTTTGGTCGATATCAATTCCTCTTGTTATGCCAGTAAGAGTATTTGTTGATACTTCATAACCAGTATATCTAATAACTTCATTATTGACTTTTACATATCCTGGATTGTCTGAAGAAACCCCAACATTCTCAAAACTAGTGAATATTCCAACTGAAGAGACTTGAATACTACCAGTTGCTGCTTGATTATAATCACTTACTAGTTTTTCTGGAGGAACATCGGATTCAATTCCATACAATGTCACTCTATTATTATCAGAATACATTCCATGATTATTATGATTAACTTTGAAGTGTAATCCATCAGATAAAAGTTCAGTGTAATTGACTAAACCATTAGTTATGGTAGAAATTCCATTGCTTGGATTTACGTATGAAATTTCATTAGCAACATTAGAAATGTTTATATCATCTTGAACCTGATCGATAATTAAAGAATTGAATGAAGAAATTATTCCAACAGAATTTGGAATTGTTAATATTAAATTCTTTCCAAAATTACCAGTTAAAGAACTTGAAACAGTTAAATTATCACCAATTGCATATCCTGTTCCTCCAATAGATACTGTGGCAGCAACAGCAACCCCAGATTGAATGGTAAGATTAACCTTAGCACCAGATCCTCTTCCAGAAAGAGTAGTCAAAGGTAAATTAGAATATGTAGCATTTTGAGTATATCCAATTCCTGGATTTGTGATACTTAATGTAGAATTAATTCCAATAGCACCAACAATACTTGCCAATTTTCCAGAGAAATTTGGATAATTAGATTGAAGAATTGTTGTTCCTGGAACTAAATTAGTTGCGTCATAAGTAGTTAAAGTTCCAGAAAGACCAACTAAAATTTTCTTAGAATATGCAACTATTGGATTAGGTCTCAATGAAGCAATTTGTCTGTTGCCAACACCTAAATCTGGATTATAAAATCTGAAACTTCCAGAGGTAGAGTTAAATTCTGCTCTATAAAGAACAAATTTTAAGTCTTCTAATTGTGATGGTTCCCAGGTTGCTCCATTTTGTGATTTAAACAGTGAACCAAGTGTTGGTTGCTGAGAAACAATAATTTTTTCTGCTTCTGGTTTATTGCTGGTTGATACATCAACCTCAGTCATTCTGGAAATCCAAACATTATATGAATTTGAGTTAGATATCAAAACAATCGCATAATCATTGCCACCTTCCAAAAATACTGGTGCTGGGAATGTAAATGTTGTTGGGACTGATGCATCATTAGAAATATTAATTTGGTCTGGATTTAGAACTACTTCACCAAAGGGAAGAATTTCTTGAGATGGAAGACCAAGATATGAGGTTCTTAATTGTAGTGTAATTGGAATATTTGCTTCGTCTTTAGTTCTAAAAAATATATCACACTTGGTTATAAAAATACCATTGTTTTCATTAACTTCAAACGTTTGAGCAAGTGGGTCTGACCATCTAGTTTGAATTACTCTAGTTGTTACTACTGATCTGTTAGTTAAAGTTGTATTTGCGACAAGTCTATCTTCAGTTTCAGTTAAAGTTCTTGAATCTGTTCTAATATTTCTTTCAATATTTGCATTTCTAATTCTTAATGTTAGACTTTCGACATTATCTACAGTTCCACTAGAAGTAAAGTTTGCTTCTGCAATACTATCCACTAAACCACCAACAGCAGAATTTGTTGAACTGGTAGTCAAAGTTAGTGTCTTTGTTCCAGAATCAAATGTTGGGTTTGATGGGATTATTGGATCTGGAATAAACAATGAACCAATAAAAGTTCCAGAAGAATCAGTTACAAGTCTGATGTCCGTAACTGTGGCAACAGCATTACTCAATGCACCAACCAATTGCATAGTTGGTGCAACAGAACCAAAAAATCTTGAATCTGCTTGATTCTCTAAACTTGCTGTATCAACATTTAATATTGTTGTGGTAGATGAATATGAACCAGAGATGGAACTCGTTGGATTATATGGATTTTCCTTATAGTATTCAGTTGGTTGATTATATGGACCGTATTTGTGATTTTGTTTTGCTAATCTGAAAGTTATAGACCTACTTACTCCAAGTACTGGCATGAACCCAGTTACAGTTTCTCCTTCAATAAATGTTCCACTTGTCATTCTAACTTCAAGGAGTTTAGGAACAACAAAGTTTGTCATATCTCTGTTGTCGAAGAATGCATACATTCTTGTAGATGGTTTCAACCTTCTTGCTACAACTTCAATATTTCTAGACCTCATTAAGGTTAAAATTGCTCTAGAAACTACTCTATCACCTAAACTGGTTGTATCAAATCTTTCACTAACTCCGAATTGAATTCCTTGTCTTGTCTGCTCAGTAGTAGTTGTAATTGTATTATTTCTAAATTGTGTTACAGAATCTTGGAAGATATCTGTAGTTGTAATTACATTGCCAGAGGTGACAGTATTTGATGATAAGAATGTAGATGGGTTTTGAATTTGTGTAATTACAGGACCCTGTACTGTAGATGTTCCTGTCCAATTTGTTTCCCATGCATTCCAATTAATTGGCGATAATCCAGTATTGGTATCAACACCAAGCATTTGAATTGCTGTGTTATAATTTCCTTCAATATCTTGTGTTCTTTGTGTTCTTCTAGTTTCTATCCAAGTATCTGTTGATGGATTTAATTCAATTGTTCCAATCCAACTTGGGGTATTAAATGGGTTTACATTCTCACTTCTAGTAGCAAATTTATTTTCAGTATAAACTATATCTGAATAATCTAAACAAACAATATCACCTATACGTTTTACATTTTTGGAACCCAAATCAGATGCAAATCTTAAGTCAATATTTGGATTTGAGGTAGTTCCAATTCCAATAACAGCCTCAGACCCTAAGATTAAATCAATAGAAGTAGTATAATGCTGTGGTCTTAGTATTCCAAGTGAAGAATCTACACTTGCTTTATATGATTGGTTTGTTATATCTCCACCATCATATGACTTGAAGTTATCAACAAAAAATCCAGACTTAAATTTATCTAATCCTGTTTGTGGGTCTCTAATTGAAAGATTTTTAGTATCTGTCTCTAAAAGTGACAGGGAACTATAGTACTCAACATTAGATAATCTGTTTTCTAGTCTAGAGATATCTTTCATAGTATATCTCTTATGATTAGACACAGAAATACTTACATCCTTCATATCATAAAGATATGGTGGATAATAAAATGTTGCTATTTCTAATGCAGAATCTAAATTATTTGGTGCTTTTGGTGAATTTGATGGAACACCACTGTTAATAACAAATGTTCCTTCTTTTGTTAAGAATAATTTGTCAATTCTTGGTAGGAAATAACTATAAGAAAGATTGATAGTTCTATCTTTTGTTATAATATGATTAGATGCATTTGCATTTAATGAGAATTTTCTCGAATCATATTCAAAGGGAGATTTTGTTGCTGTTCCTGGATTAAATTGAGATACTCTTGGTCTTAAGTCAATAATATCAGTGTTTCTATATCCATCAATAACTGGAACATCTTTAGTATATCTATCTTTATCAAAAGAATCGGCAGAGACAAAATCTCCATCATCAGAAGAATCAATAGTATAATTATTAAATATAACTCTTATTTTTTTAGTTGGGGAAGAAACTTCTTTTTTTCTAATAATTCTTGCATAATCATAATATTCAGATCTTTGTCCATTATCTAAGATATAATTATCTTTGATATTTTTATCACCAATAGAAACAGAACTAACAGTTCCTGTAATATTAGTTTCTGAAGATGTTACTGACTCTCCTAATGAAAATCTATTTTCGTTTAAATAAACAATTTCAATACTATTTGTATTATCATTTGAAACATAAGCAGCTACAGCACCACTAGTACTTCCAATTATTTTTTCTCCTTTTATGAAATTATTCAAACTAGAGTTTAATGCAGTAAAATATACTCTAGGTAAAGATGGATCTGAAGTTGAAGATGATTCATAGATTCCAAGAATATTAACAACATCTGGAATATTTAATGATATTGATTTGTCCTGAACTCTAAGTCCATAAGGTCTTCTAAATGTTAAACCATCGTTCAAAGTTGTTCTTCCAATACCAGAAGAAACTAAAGATGAACCATCAACAATAATACTTGAACACCTATTAAAAAGTTTTTTCTTTAACTTTGTATTTACTTTTTTATAAGTTACTGTAAGAATTGCCTGACCATTCTGAGACAAATTAATTAAACTTGCAGTTCTACCAGAAACATATACTTTTTGATTATCTAAAGATTCTATTGAACCAGTAGAAATGTAAGTGAGACTGTAATCTTCTTCATCGAATGGTTCTAAAGTAAGATTTGTATCTGTTTCTAAATTGCCATTAAATGAATTTGATACTACTGTTACTAGATAAGATTTTCTAACAGATATGGAAGATGAACTTAAATCAAGATTTGAAATATTGTTATTCTTCAATTTTGCATAAAGAAATGCATTTGAAGTATTCAATACATTTAAAGTTACTTTCTTAAAATCATTTGCAGTTATTGTTGTTCCAGGAAGAGTTCCATCGGATATTCCATCAACAGTATTTGTTGCTGCCAAGATTAACTTTTTGTCAGCAGAATTTATACTAATGACTTCATTATAGGTTGGAATTGAACTTGATTGTTTTGTATATGAAACAATATCACCAGTTTTTATACCAACATAAAAATTATTAGTGGAAGTTGTAACAGTGCTTATTCCACCAGAACTAGCAGTGATTGTGTATTGAACTCCAGGTTCAGTTAAAGAAATTCTATTACTTAAAACTGGGTCTGCGGTAAATGTTCCCACTCCCAAGTTGGTGCTCATTCCAACAATTTGGTGTACATCAGTTAAATTATAGTCTCTAACTGATACAATTGATCTTCCATCCAATACTCCATCAATTATAATTCCCTCATCAACTTTAAATGAACCAGAAACCTGGTACAATTTAATTATATTTGTATTGATAACATCTTCTGCAACATATCCACTTGAGGAACTATTAGTTCCTTCTATAAAAGTAGATGCAGTTAAAGTGATAGATGTATTTAAAACTATAGTTGTGTATGTTTGAATATCAAATAGAGAGCAATCAAATTGACTTAATGAATTTGCATACCCTGCATTCTTTAATTTTAAATCATAAATTCTAGCAACTCCAATTTTTTGTCCTGCGGAAAGACCTGGAACAGAAGTTCTTTTTGAATAAAGCGATACCTGAGAGGTTGAACCAAAACCAACAGGAAGAGAACCATAAACATTGTTTAATACAATTTGTCTTCCAACACTAAATGGTATTGCTTGATTAATTACCTTTTCTGTTGTTCTTGGCTTATTAAAATCAACAATAGTGGTATCAATAGTTTCAATATCATAACCTCTTACTACTGCTTTTCCTGGTGAAACCAGAATGCAACCTATAGAATCACTAGGAATGTTTCCTTGCTTTGTTTGTTGATTTACTGCAAATAATCCGTTATTTCCAATCTGATCATTTAATGATTCTTTTAATGAAATATTAAAAGGTCTTACATAATAATCACCAGATTCATCATAGGTTCTTCTTGCTAATTCATCCTTGATTAAATCATAATTAGTTGTTTTTACAAATTTTTGAATTACTCCCTTTTCTACTCTAAGTAATTCGACAAAATTCTCATCATTGAAATCTGTAATTTCTTTTTTTATTAAAGTTACATCAAACTTTAATCTATCTGCTCCTGGTGCTGAAAAATTAGAAAATCCTTGAGCATTATCAAATAAATCATTATAAGAATTTGATGCAACTGCCAACTCTTCATTGATTAAAAGACCAACTCGGTATGATGGAGTATTACTATATTGATCTAATATAACTGTTTGTGGGGTTACAGTGACAAAAAATCCACGAATAAAATAGACTCCTGATGCTATTTTTGCTGCAGAACCAACTGCAGTGGAATTTGAAATAATTGAAGTTGCAAAGGATGAACCACTTCTAATTGCAGAAATTCCATATGTTATATCATTTACTGCTAATAAATTTTCACCATCAATGAATGTATTTGTGGAAAAATTAGTGTCACTAGAACTTTGATATTTAATATAAAGTGTATAGTTTTTTCTATCTGAAGTTTGATTTGTAATATAATTTTCTACTTTTGCAGTTACTCCACTCAATTCTCCCTTAATTAACTTTCCTACTAGACTGCCAATGTATAAAGATACAGGGATTCCTAAATGAGTTTCATCAATTTGAACACAACTATAATTTGAATCATATGATAGTTGTCCTGGTATAACCATTGCACCTTCTTTAAAGAAGTGCTGTCCAAATTTTTCAATTTGATTCTGGAGAATTGTCTGAAGTGTAGTTAATTCTCTTGCTTGTATTGGAGTTGCTGGTTTAAATAATACTCTCTGATAATTTTTATTTGAATCAAAATCATCAAAGTATGGAGATACATTTAAATTAGTATTCTGAGGCATTTTTCTTTAGAACTCCAATACGATTTTAATATCTTCTTTTTGGCTTGCTGACCTTGGAATTGCTTTCCTATTATCTATATAAATGATATCACCAGATCTTTTGTTATATTCTGCTGATGATATACCAGCAACAAAGTTGCTTCCTAGTTGATATGTCCTACTATTTATTACTGTACTTATACCTGTAAAGTTTCTGTCAATTGAAAGTGCTGGACCAATAATATTTGGACATTCAATTGTATATGAACCACCACCAATAGGTGATGACGTAAATCCATTAATTTTAAAATTAACACCAGCAGTAGCAAGACCAACTGGTTGATAGTATTTTAAAACTCCAGTATTATTATCCCAAGAGGCAACAAATCCAATAGCAGTCAATCCTGTTCCTATTGTTTGTCTAATTACAGAATCAATTGGGTATGTTGTTTGTGTAGTAACACCTGACAGTTTAATTGAATTTAATGCACTTACCTGCCCCAATGTAAGTTTTTCAGTATCACTTCCAAATATAGTAGGATTTTTTATAATTCCAATTCTAGCAAAGTCATTTCCCAAAATAATATCTGGGTTTTGCTCATCTGTTAGGTATCTTGAATATACGAGAACTCTATATGCACCAAGTTCTCTGTAAATATCGTATCCATGTCCACCTTTAGGTGGAATGATTACATCAAATGTTGCAGTTCTTCCATCATTTGATAATTCTGATGGTATTCCAGGGGCACCTGGTTTAAACTCAATAATTCCTTTAGTATATCCAGAACCACCATCAGTAACAAATACTTCAGAAACTTTACCAAAGGAATCGACAGTAATAGTTGCCTTTCCTCCTGTTCCGTCTCCCAATATTGGTATATTAGTAAAAGATTTGGAAATTGGTTGATAATTTATTCCCCTATCAGTAATGGTAATTACTTCTACCTTTCCGTTAATTGAATTATTTTTAGTTGCAATAGTTTCCCCAATTTCTCCCCAGTTTTCTGGAACTGGAATAAACTCAATAGAATCAAATTTTACAATTTCCGATGGTTTTATAGTAAATAAGTATTTCCAAATATAACCATCTCCACTAGTTCCTGCTGGTCTTGCTTCTAAGTCAATGAAAGTTGGTTGATCGAAAGAAGGTCTTCCACTAGGATTTTCTGGGTCTGTTCCATTCTGTAAACAAATATAAACTCTAAAATCTTCATTGATTACATAAAAATTTGACTCATACAAACTTGGTTGGTTTGTTACAGGAGTTTTTTTATAAATTGAATAATCATGACGATACATTTCATAAGTTGTTCCTGAGGTCCATTGGATTTTTCTAATCATCCTTCGGACATCTTCATTTGTAATTTTTTTCATAGCAATAATGGTTTCTTTTATTTGATTCTCTTCATTGAAACCATCTAGTGGAGTCAGTCCATCACCCCAAATAGCAGACCCACCTGCTTGTGGATTTAAACTATTTGGTTGACCAATAAAGGTATAGTAATTATTTGCAGTATTTCCTACCGAAACTAAACTTTTTATAAAAGTTTCGGCATTCATCACCCTAAATTGTTCAGTTATGATAGCAGGCATTTTATGCAACCGTTTTTTCTTTATTTAGTTCTATTTAAGACCACGAGTTCTGTATACATCTGGAGCAGTAGACAATCCAATTAATCCATTATTAGTATTTACAAAGAAATTTTCTGGGTTAAATCTAGTTCTATTTTGGAAATCATAAATTTTACCCCAAGTATATTTTCCATATACTCCATTTTCATTTGTATTTGTATTAACTTGAATTGCAATATTTCCTGGTCCTGTTGCAAAGTAACATCTTACAGTAACTATTCCAGAAACAGAAGGACTTACTGCACCAACTCTATATACTCCATCAAGGAAAGAAGTTGCAGTTCCAACTTTTGATGCTGGATAATTATTCATTCCTCCCATTGATGTTGTTATTCCTGTTAATGCATGTCCTACCGTTGAATTACTATCAAAAATTATAAAGTAATCATTTACTTCTAGTTGACTATTTGTTACTCCAAAAGTATTAAGTGAAGAATATCCAATTCCCAATGAAACATTATCATACTGCTCACTCTTTAATTCAAAATCAATATGTGTTGCTCCAACTCCCACATACTTAATAATTCCAAAATCACCCTTTGCCTTAACTGAATATATTTTTTCAGTTGTAATATTATCACCTTCAATAATAATTGGTGGTGGACTTGATTGAGAATAACCAAAACCAGGATTAACAACACTAATGCTAGAAACTACTCCATTTGATACTGTGGCAATTCCAGTTGCTCTATTATAAACTGGTTCTGCATACATTGTAGTTCCTGAAGTTCCAACCAATAAATACCTTCCTTCCTCTGCAATTATTGGTCCAGGCAATCTCAACTCTGGTGGTGGTGGAGGAAGAATAAATGCTAGGTCTTTTACTATATTATTTTGTTTTGTATCTCTTTCTGTCCAATAAGACAAATCTAGAGAGAATACTAACTTATTTGCAGAAGTTAGAGCAACATAAACTCCATATTCATATCTAATATTTAAAATATCATCTAAAATATTTGGAACTATCCTCTCCCAACCAGTATTTCCTGTAGTAGAAACAAATATTGTTGCATTCTGACCAACTGCAACAAATTTAGTTCCTGTCCAAATAACTTTTTCAAAATTTCTAGTTGTTGGTAACTGTACTATTCTATCCCAGATATTTCCATCAATAGAATGTAGTATTATTCCACCATCACCAACAACTACAAATCTTGCATTATTTGTTGTGACACTATTTAAATTTACAAATGCTGGTGGAGTTCTCTTGTATAGTGCAGTGGTTCCTATGCCAACACCAGTGAATAATCCTGTTCCATCTCCAACAGCCACAACAGTTCTCCTCATAGGAGAATATGCGACATCATTAAAAGTATTATAATAAGTAGAAAAATTAATTATTGGATCTGGCAATCCAAGGACAACTGTTTCTTCTAGTAATCTAATTTCCGTCCAAGATGATAATGTAGTATTGATTCCAGTAGCAGTAACTACCTTTCCAAATTGTCCTACTGCATAATAACGACTTGTTTCTGCAACAGCAACAGAGTTAAATGATATTGTCTGTCCATATCCAATAAATGATTGATTCCATTCCAATCCATTCGTTGAAATCGCAACAATTCCACTAGATCCCACAGAAATAATTGGGTTGCCTATTGCAACTTTATTAAGAGTATATGAACTTGAAATACCATTATTTGTTCCTACCCAATTATAAATTGGGTCTTTTCTTGTTATAAATGCAGAAGAAATAGCAACAACTGGATTTGTTAATGTATTATACCCAGTTCCTGCATAAGAAATATTCAAACTTGAAATTGTTGATGCTGCAGAAACTGTTGCAGTAGAAATTGCTGGATTTATATCATTAATGTCTACAATATGAACATCTCTTAAATTTTCACTAAGTCCATCTACTTCATTAAATAATGGAAATGCATTATTTACATATAGTATATCATCTTCTGAATAAACAGTTTTGATTAATTTTGTATTTGGGGTGACTCTTGATTTAAGATCTGGTCTTGATTTAGAGTAATAAACACCATTTATGATTGTATCTACTGTTTGCTTCATCCATCTCAGAGGTCTCTCTTTTGCGGTATCAGTGTTAATACCAATACTATCATAAGTAAATGTGTCCAATGAATCCGATGATATGATTTTTTTAACAACTCTTTCAAATTGTGGTCTATCTGCTGGATCTAAAATATTTTCACCTATCTGAATAGAATCTCCTTCTTTGATTGTTTTTGGTGGATCAATCTGCTCAACGTCTAAGTCTGAACCTCTAAAGAATAAAATAGTACACTTTGAATTTTCTTTTGGTGGTTCTGTAAATGTTATTCTTGAACCATTAAATGTGTATGATTTTATTGGTTCTTGTAAAATGTCATTGATATAAACAAATAGATTATATTCAATTCTAATATCCGTACTTGGGTCTGATTTTAAACTTAATACTTCTGTGGTTCCTCCTTGAGAAACAGTCAAAGTAAACTTTTTCTTTGCTCCTGTAAAATATTGAGATATATCATCAAATTGAATAAATTGTCCTGGATAGAACCCACTAAATTTATCGGTCAATGTTTCTTCAACTGTTACTCTAAATTCACTAAACCCAATTCCTATGTTTGGATTAGTTGTAATTCCAGAAACTTTCAGAATATCTCCAACCTTATAATATAATCCAGGTTCTTCAATATCAAATCCAATAATATTTCCTTGGTTTCCGACAACAACAGATGCTTTTGCCCCAGTTCCACCCCCAGAACTTCCAGAAATATACTCAAGAGGCAAATCACTATATCCTGTTGGTATTCCAATTACAATTCTTGGAGGTGGTGATGAAGTATATCCACTACCTGCATTTATGATAGAGATTGCAGTTATTGTTCCCCCAGTTCCAATGGTTGCAGACAATGATGCACCAGAACCAACATTTGATAAAATTTGAATTTTTGGAGCAGTTCTATATCCACTTCCAAATCCTTTAATTGTAACTGCAGAAATTGTTCCTGCAACAGAAACAGTTACTGTTGCTCCTGCACCAACCAAAGGTTGATATCCATAACCAGTGCTTATTCCAGTTCTAACAATTTTTCCTGCACCTGGAGTTCCACTTAAAAATTTAATTCTATTTTTTCCTGGATTATCAATTGTAAAGTCTGTATTTGATATTTGAGGAACATTATTAATTAATACAATCGGATTATTATTAACATCAATAGAACTAGTTAAAACTGTATTTGTATTTGTGTAGATTCCGACTATATCTTTTCCGTAATTTCCCAAGAAAAATTCAGTTGAAGATGCCCCAACAAACTTGGTGGATATATCATCAAAAATAACATTTTTATCATTTGGAGTTCCTGGGTCAAGTCTTCTTGTAAATACTCGTCCCGTGAATGAAGAATTTACTTTTAATCCCTCATAACCAGTTGGTCCATATGGTGCAGTAGTGAAATATATTTCGTCTTTAGATATATTAAAATCACCTCTAAGGACAGTAACTGCTGCTCCAACAGTATGATAACCAACTCTTGACCCTAAGTATCCTCTTGTTACATTGAATGCGTTAGTCGAACCAATACCAATAGTATTGATTTTCATGTACTCTGAGTCAATTTGAAGTGTATCTAAAGAAGTTATTGATGAAATTCCAGAAAGATAAATGATGTCTGTAGTAACACCCACTAAAGATGTTAAAGATACTAATAAGTCTCTCTTGTATAATGGACTTTGAATTATATTATCGATAGAAATAATTGCACTTGCATTTGGATTGTCAAACGTAAAGGATTGTGGACCAGTTCCATATGAAGTAATATTTAACTCATTAGAAGTGGATAAACCAGAAACTTTATAGTTATCATTATCTATTTTTGTTATATACAATGTTGATGGTAACTTATCAGTTCCCAAAACCTTAGGAGTTAGATATAAATCATCTGCTGGTGTCACTCCACCAACCAATGAACCAGAAATCTTGAGGTTATCTGTAAGTGCATATCCAACACCACCATTTGCAACAGTAATAGAAGAAATATCTCCAAATGTATTTCTTGTGACATTAAATGTTGCACCAGTTCCAAGTCCAACTATTGTAGAACTTGATAAATTTGAATATGTACTATTTGCTTGTCCAACTATTCTTGTATTTGCTACAGAAGAAACTGTGAATGATAGGTCATTTGTTGGACTTGTACCATTCATAAAAGTTCCAGAGATTGAAACTGTATCACCAACTACATATCCTCTTCCACCTTCTCTTAAGACTAAAGAAGTTGAAATTGGATATCCAGTTGATGAATTATAAACAATAAAAACACTAAATTTTGCTTGAGTTCCTACTCCACTTGTAGAATATGCTGGAAATGGATCAAAAAATCCATAAAATCTATTTTGATTTAAAGAGAGGTCAGGAGTTATAGATGCAGAAGTACCTACAATAGTTGTTGAAATAGCAACATTGTAACCATTTTCAAAAATAGAAGTTCCATTTCCACCTTCAACTTGCATAATAATTGAAGACTCAGTTGATGCAACTGATAGATACGGAGAACTATCTGGACCTTTTCTAACAATCAAAGAACTTTCAACATATGAAGTTGTTGCAATACCTACTTTAGTTCCCAAATCTTCAGTCGTTGGAAAATATCCAGAACCAGGATTTAAGATTGCAATTCTTTTTATAGTCCCACCAACAATTACTGGATAAAAAAGACCCTCAACTAATGGTGGTTTAGTGCCAAGTACTTCTATCTTTGGTGGGTCAGTTGATGCATAACCAGCACCTCCAGATATTACATCAAATGATGAAACACCATACTCCGAATTAAAATTGGGTCTTAGAACAGCACCCGATCCTGGAACTTCTCTTGTTGACATATTATTTTATTTGTTATATACACCACGGGGGAATAATTGTCCTTTTGCTGGTCTTCTTCCTGTCAAATATCCAGGGGAAGACCTATCTTCATCTCTTAATGAAAGATTACCAATAGAAATTGTTCCATTTGTTTCTGGAATTACAAATGGAGTTGTTGCTGAATCAAAAGAATATTCAATATTTGCATCTGTTCCAGAAACTTGAGATTCCAGTGAAATAAAAGTGAAATTAGGCATCAGATTACCCTCGCACAGAATAAAATGCCACTTGTCCTTTGTGTCTGAATGTAAGAACCATTAATCACTTTGTAAACTTCAGATGGACTTACTGTAACAGTATCATTTTGTTGAATATTTACACCTGGCAAATTATAAGAAAATTCAATCAAAACAAAATCATCAGGAATATAATATGGAACTGGAACCAATTGTCCATTTATCGGTATTCCTTTAATTACAGCATTAAAATCTGCATTAGAGGATATTGATTTATTTCCATTATATCCACCATTTCCTCTTTCTGGTGTTTGTGAAAAACTTCTATAATAAATTCTTTTAGATGAACTATTAGTAGAATAATAATATTCACCTGGATTATATGCTGCAGTAGAAACATAGGTATCCTCAGTATAAATGTTTGCATAAGTAGAAGAAGCATTTAATGTAGAATATCCAAATTCTGCTGCTCTTTTTGAATGGTCACTAGAATAATCTGTATTTACATTTCCCGCATTCCAAGTCCTAAAAGTTATACTTGGTCTGAAATTTCCTGACCCAGAAGGACCTGGGAGAATTTGAGTAAAACCACTTATGAATAACTCATCCAAGTCCCATAAGTTTGAATTTTCAAAGTTGTGTAAAATAAAAGTTCCATAAGTATTATCTGAAATTTTTTGACTAGAAAGAGTTGGTGCTTTATATGATAATACTGAAAAGGATGGATCAAGACTTGAACGATAAATGTTTAAATCTAATTTGTATCCAGTATTTGAACCAGTAATTATTTTATTCTGACTAGCTCCATTTTGAGATGAATATCTTTTCAATCTATCAAGATCTTCAAAACTACTATAAGGATCTGCTGTTGGTCTTCTTGAGTGGTCAAGTTTTTCTGCTCCGACCCATCTTCTAGAATAAGACATTGCACCAAAATTTAAAGATCCAGCAGCATATGGGTGAAATCCACTTCCTGCACCTAAAATTAAATTATAATCATCATGGAATAAAAACATTCTATATGTTGTTCCATATTTTTTATTTGGATTTATTGTTTGTTTTAATATAGAACCACTATTGTATCCACTTGATGAAAGTTGTTTATAATAGAATGAACTTGTTGTTCCATATCCAATTGGATTTATGTTTCCAGAGTCTGCGGGAAGAACAACAATAGTACCTCCATTTTGACTAGCATTGGTATTATCTTTAATATAATACGTTCCTGCCTGACCAGGAAGGGGTGACCATGTTAAATTAGAACCACTACCAATATTATATGGTGCATTAAATGCAAGAGAGTGATATGCATAAGCATATCCAGGATTAGTTGTTTTTGAAATACCTACTGTATAACCATAACTATTAGTTAATATTAATGTATCTCCTTCTTTAATTGTAATAGTTGTGTTTCCTCCACCAACATTACCATTTCTATCTGTTCCATTTATAACCCAATCAAAACTACCATTACGAGAAACAATCGTGGATGCATATGAAACACTTCCCGTTACTGTTGCTGCTATTGCTACTTTAACTTGAAAATTAACAGCACCATTTGCTGCACCACCAATATTTGCTGCAGATACTGTTACGATTTCTCCTCCAGTGTATCCATATCCTGGTCTATTTACAAAAATGGTATCAATAATTCCAGAACTTCTAAAAATATCTAATGTAAGACCTGTTCCAATTCCAGTTAATGATGTTGTCGGAACATCATGATAATCATCACCTATGGTCCCAACCGTTCCTCCAATATTAGAAGTGAATGTGGTAACACCAACAACAAGACCACTATCAGTCTCACCATGGAGACCCAACCATTCAAAAGCACTTTCTAAAATTGTTGTAGTTGTAATTGCCATTTAAACTTATGCCTCCAGTTGAAGAATGGTTAAATCTGCTGTAATGGATTGGGTAGTTCCCGATAAATTTTTAATTGATGCGTAAATTATGATATCTTCAGGATTATCCATATTACCACCCATAACAAATGGAGATATAATTTGTGTGGTAGAAATTCCAGTGGTGATGACCTCAGCAATCACTCCACTTCCAGGCAGTGGATCGGTTCCAACACTTCTATTGGAATCATTTTCTCTTGATGTACTATCAGTATATAGTCTTAACCATCCTGCAGTAGAAAGTCCAACTTTCATCAATGCATAAGACTTGAATCCAGTAATGTTAGTATTTCCAATTCCATTATTTGTGATTGAAGTGGTGACTCCAGATACTGTAGTTCTTGATTGCAATGAACCACCAGATGCAGTTATCGTTGCAATTCCTGCACTGAATGTAACATCAAGTCCAGTTCCAAAATCAATCGTAGTTGCTGAACCAACATTTACAGCATTATCTTTAACTACAACACCAGTACCTGATGCGGTTACATTCAGTAGAGCAGAACCATCAATTGCTGGTAGTGCTCCAGTAAGTTGTCCAGAAGGAAGATTTGTTAGTCCAGAACCAGATCCAGAGAACGATGATGCCGTTATGATTCCACTGGTATTGATATTTGCAGTTGAAATTAATGAAGATGAAATTCCACTTGAATTTGAGTATGTCGATACTCCTGATGTTGTTGAATATGTTGATATACCACTTAAATTTGCATAATTTGAACTAGTAGAAACACCAGAGGATGTAGAATAAGTTGCAATTCCAGCAATAGTAGAATAAGTTGCTATTCCACTTCCAGTTACAGTAGCAATTCCAGAAGCAAAAGAAACACTAAGATTTGAACCAAAGTTAATAGTCCCTGCAGTTCCAATTGGACTATTATCATCTTGAACAATAACTCCACTACCACTTCCAACAACATTAAGTAGTGCAGAACCATCAATAGCAGGTAGTGTTCCTGTAAGTTGACCTGCATTCAAAGTTCCATGGAACCCAGTTGCAGAAACAATACCAGCAACTGTGAGTGCTTCGGTGACTAAAGTGGTCTTAATTCCTACATTGCCATTTTGGTCAATATACTGACGAATATTTCCTTGACCATCAGCAATTATAACTCTATTAGATACAGTTCTAACATCAAGATTTCCAGAATTTCCATCATAATTACCAAGGATAACATTATAATTACCAGTTGTTATTTTCTGTCCTGCTCTATCACCAAGGGCAATATTAAATTGACCACTAGTAGTGTCATATAAAGTAAATTCACCAACTGCTATATTGTGTCCTAATCCAGAACTTAAGTTAAATAATGACTGATCACCAATTGAAATGTTTCTGGTTGCCCCAGAACCCATATTTAAATTACCAATTCTAATATTATCAGAAGCACCAAATTCTATTCTCCCAGAAGAAATTGTAGTGACACCAGCAAGAACTGAACCACCAGATACATTAATGTAACCATTAAATGTGGAATTTCCAGAGACAGTTAAAGGTGAAGTTGCAATTGTTGTTCCTATCGCAACATTACCAAGAGTATGAATACCTGTATTAGTTCTATTCCATACCGAATCTGTGTTTGCACTTAATGTAACTGCACCAAAAGAAGTGGAAATACTTATATTACTTCCTGCAACAAGAGAAGTTACGACATTACTTAAGGTTGAACCATTTCCATAGTAATTTGTTGCTGTGATTACTCCACTTGCTCTTAAATTTGTTGTAGTTGTAATTCCAGTAACTCCAATGTCACCAAATACAGCAACTCCATTTGAAAGTGTCTGTAATTTTTTCGAACCATTATAATAAAGAATAGAACCTTCTCCAGCAACAGCAGTAAATACATTATTACTTCCATCACCAATTCTAATGGAGGAACTAGTATCTATTCTTAAATCTACAGCATCATAGTAAATTGAGGCATCTGTTTGTCCTCCAGAACCCAAATTTATACGGACTCCATCATTTAATTGAAGTTTACTGGATTGTCCAGTTTAGATGTAAAGCACTAACTGCAGCAATTGTTCCAATACCAACATTAGATGATGTTACAATTCCAGATGCAACAGTAGTCCATTGAGTAGAAACTGCACTCTGTGCAGTTGAGTTTATAGTTACATTTCCACCAGTCCTTGCTACTGATACATTTGCCCCAGCAAGAATATTTGTAATAATACCCGTTAAATTTACTCCAGAACCATTATACGAAGTAGCAGTAACAACACCAACTGTGATGTCTGGAGTTGAAGAAAAATTACCAGCAAAAAGAGCAACGGTAGCAATTCCAGCAGTTATTGCATATGTAGAAGTTGTAGATAAACCAGAAACAACTGAATATGAAGAAATACCAGCAGTTACTGCAAATGTCGAGATTCCTGCAGTGGTTGCATATCCTGATAACGTAGATATACCAGCAGTTCTAGCAAAACCTATAGAATTAGTTATTGTAGTTCCAGTTCCGAGTGCATTATAAATTTCATTAAAATTACTATTAATTTTAATGGCACCTTGTAATAACGAATCCCCAGTACCATCATTTGGGGAAGAACCTGTATTTATCCCTAATTTCGCCATTATACACTAGATGTTTATTTTTATTTATGGTTTAATTTGAAGACATCTTTAATGTTGATGAATCAAAACTAAGAATAGGACTATCAAAGTATGTTGAAATTCCTGGGTAACTAAATCCAGCATCTACAGTAGTATTGACTCCAACTGTTGCTGTTCCATCTGCCTTAACAACATTATAGAATAATTTTTGTCCAGATTGGAAATTATGATTTCTTAATTTAAATCTGTCATTGGTTAAATCAATAACGGAAGAGTCATTACCTTGAAATTCTCTATAAAATAATGGAGTACCTCTGTTTTTTAATTTGAAGGTTGTTAATCCAACAATTTGTCCACCAGTAGTTGTAGTAAATCCTGTAAATTGACCACTAATATCATCAATAGGTAAAACTTTATTTGTTCTGCTTAAAATAAAAGATTTTAAACTAACTCCTGTTGGGAAAAATACTCTTTCAATAGATCCATCTGGAAGTAATTCATCCTCTGTTACCATACTAAAGTTGTATCTATTGTACATAGATTCAACACTATCAATATTAATCAAAACATTTAATGAAGAATCACCAATACCAACCTTCATATTATTGGATGCCTTTCCAATAATATCTAAGTCTGAAAATTCTTTAAATCCTGCTGGATGAATTAGTGACCTTACAGGTTCTTTCCAAGTATCATAAGGAATTTGTGATTTAATAGCATATGAAAATTTTTGATAATAATTGTTATCAGAAATTCTTTGTTGAAAATCATTCAAATATCCAATTTTATCAGTAAAATCATTTATTTTTTCCCTAGTCACATTTAATGAAGAAATCAAATTAAATTGATTTACATTTTCAACAACTCCATTCAATAAAGAACGAGTTCCAAGGAGTCTATTTCCTACTTCTAATTCTCCTTTAGAATCAATTAATCTTAATTGGTTGATTTCATTATTCCATCCACTCTCCATAACAACTGCAGAAAACACTGAAAATCCATTGGAATCATAACCAATAACATTTTCTCCAGACAAATAACCCAAATCATCAGCAAGGTTCATTTCAAACTTTGCCATATCTTTTTCATTAACAACAAATCCATAATTATTATCTGTTGTATATTCACCAAGATTATTTGATATTCCATTCATACTATAAGTTATAGTATAATTTGATGTACTTATTCCTGTTATCTTAAAGAATTTGTAACTATGATTTGATGAATTATAATTATTTTTTGTTGAAGTATTTGTTATTCTACAATTTTCAACAAAAACGTTGTCTCCAACTTTAAATGGAAAAACAGTCTCTGTATTTCCATATTGAGTTGTTATTAATGGATAAATTTGATTATCATTATTGACCAACTCTAAAGTTACTTCATTTGTTACTGGATTGTAAACAATATCGTCAATATCATAACCATTAGAATTTCTTGTTGCAATTACTGATAATGGGGAAGATAAATTATTAACATTTTCTAAAATACTAACAGAAGTTACAGTACCTCCTTGAATATTTGCTTTCAATTTAATATTATCATTACCAATTACTTTTAATGTTGGTGAAATATTATAATTTTTTCCACCAGTAATAATTCCAACAGAATCAACTCTTGATATATTTTTTATCTGGCATACAGTAGGAACACTTAAAACTGGTTTTAATGTTGGGTCTGTTGGATAATCAAATCCATCTTTTACTCTTTCAATATAATCAATTTTACCAATTGTGTTTGATGATGCCTTTAAAATTGCTGCTTTTCCATTTTGACTATCTACTGAACGAATAGCAGGTATTTTTTTATACCCCTTTCCACCAAAATTTAATTTTATTTTTGATATTGGACCAACTGCATTTGCAGAATCAGTATCATAAAAAATAGTAGTTATTCCAGAATTAACAGAATACGAGAAATACTCTGGTTTTTGATTTAGAATAAATTTAAATGTTGTTGAACCAGTAGAAATAATTGGGTAATTTTCACTATAAACACTTGGATTTAATGTAATTTTATTGTGTCCGATTACTTCTTTATCTATAGATATTTGATATTTTTCAAGAACACTTGGTGATAATGGAATTAAATTATAGAATAATGTATTTGTGATACTTTTATCTGAAGTATCAATGACTAATTTTGCTCCAGATACACCAGCATCTATTGAATTTCTAGAATATTTGTAAGATTCTACTTCAATTAAAATATTTCCATCTTTATATAACTTTAAATCCATTCCAGATAAAGATGAATCAGATAAATCAAATTCAATATAATTTCCCTTTGTTGCCTGAAGTGGGGGATTAATTAGAGCAATTGATTGTACACCAGTACCAGTAGTGGTAAATGGTATATTTAATCCAGATTTTGCAGTAACATAAAATTCAGAAAGTTTAATATAATCTGGTTTTTGCTTAATGATATAGTATGTTTGATTGTTAATTAAACCACCAATACTAGTATTTCCAGAATTATAATATACTATTTTATCCCCAGTGGAATAATTATTCCCTGGCAAATAAATTTCAGAGGTTGAAGTACTAATAGCAACTGCAGTATCAAAAGTTTTTAATTCAGTTGTGATTTTTCTAATACTTGTATCATATCTAAGTCTAAATTTATCTGTCAGTCTTGGTAAAAGATTAAAATTAATCTTGTCCAAATCAGATAAACCATGATTTTCTGTGGTTTCTACGTTTAAGCTAAAATTCTCTACTTTTCCTAAGATCTTTTCATATACTGTAGTTAATGAGTGGGCAAGACCAGTTACAGAAATATCGTCAAAGAAGTATAAGGAACTTAAAGAAGAACCAATTCCAGAAGAAGTTGTATATCCAACTGTAGATAATCCAATGTAATCTTGACCTCTATTTACAATATAAACAGTTTGATTATCTGCCAATCTAAAGGCATCGCCTTGAGTGATTGTATTTGATGCCAGCATTCCTGTTCCTGCTATGCCGACATTATACTTTACTGCTTGTCCAGTAATAAAGTTGTGGTCCTTAATGTAAATTGACCTACTAGGAACAGTTAAATTTGTTTGATCGGAAAGTGTATAATTTGTTCCTGTTGAACCAAATCCAACAAAAGTTTTTGGATTAAAATAAACTATAGAATTTTTCTTGACAACAAATTTTTGTTCTGGAACTGTAAATGTGAATTTTCTTGGAAGAAGTCTGACTGAATCAATTCCTACTGTATGAACACCAGTATTTTGTAATCTATTGACAGTTAATTGGGATTTATCGGTAAGGATATTAGTGATTTTTAGAATTTCATTTCCTATGGAGATAAAATCATCAATCTCAAATCCAGAAATATCATTTACAATAATTGAAGTGGTTTCTCCAGTTACTTGTAATACATCTATATTTGTTGATAACCCAACTGTTTTTTGAGAAACAAAAATATTTTTTATTCCTTCCAAATATGAATAATTTGAATTGGAAATTGCAGATATTGTAATTATATCGTTAGTTGTTAATCCATGTGCTTCTTGAGTAATACCAACTACATTCGTGCCATAAGTATAAAAACTAACATCTAAGGAAGTTTTTATACCAACAGATATATTTTTAATTGATTTTCCTTTAACTCTAGATACTGCTGCAGAAGCACCAGAACCACCTGAACCTTTATTATCAAATATTACATTGTCTCCTACTTTGTAATTATCTCCTTGTGAATATATTTGAATATCATCAATTGAAGATGCTAAAGTTTTAGTTACTGTAAATTCTTGTTTGTATTTTTTGTCAGTATTACTAATTAAAGAATAACTTGAATTTCCAGAATTTATATAATATGGTCCAATATTTCTGATTAATTTTAACTCTTCTAAATCAATATCTTGATTAAATCTAGATGCATAATTTTCTGGTATTACATAATCTCTAAAATAATTTCCAATAATGTATGGGAATTCTGGGATAGAGATGGCACTATTATCAATTGTTGCAAAATATGCATAAATTCCATTTGGAAAATCTGGAGTTTTACAAAATCTCCCATTATGCTCATCCAAATCACCAATTGCCCTATCATAGTAAAAATCCTGTACAAAGAAACCATCAGGAAGGTTTGGTCGAAGTTGATTATCTGGCTCTACTCTTTTTGTGTAACTAGATCTGATTTTTTGAATTTGAGAACCAACTTGTCCATATGGACCATAAATTGGGTTTCCATCATATGCCCAACCAATTATTGGAGAATGAACGGAGTCGGGTGCTTCTCTATTTGAATCATCAATATGATCTTTAATTGTTTTTCTTAAAAGTTTAGGAGCATAGAAATTGATTATCTGTAAACCAAGATCTTTGTTTTTGCTAGGAACAATAAATGCTTCATCCTGAACTTCTAATAATTTTTTATTTTTTTCTACCTGATTTATTTTCCATTCAAAAATATCAGCAATAAATTTAGCATCTATTCCTCTTCTCTGTATTGTAATAGAAGTTGTATCTTTATCATAATTAATTCCACCATTTGCTATATTAACTGCAACTAATCTTCCATTTTCAATTACTGGCCTAATATCTGCAAAACTTCCTTTTCCATTAACAATGATATCGATTCCATTATTGTATCCAGAACCATAACTTAAAAATTGAATATCAACTATAGTTCCATTCAGCACAATTGGTTTTAACAATGCCTCAGAAATTAATGGTTTTATCTTAACATCTGGTCTTCTGTGGAAATTAACTATATTGGAAACTCCATATCCAACTCCAGTATTTTCAACGAATACGCTTTCAATGGAACCTAAAACAATAGGTTCAAATTGAGGTTCTATTACACTTGTTGCTCCAATTCCAGATAAAGTTTCAACAACAAGTCTTATTGGGGGATATGAAAAAGTATGAGTTCCTATTCCTAAAGAATTAAACTTTATATATCTTTTATTTTCATAATTAACATCATAGAATTGTGTTCCAACACCTATTGCAGAAAGTTTAAATGTATCTCCATCCAAAACAGTTGCAACATACTCTGAAGTGGTAGATAATCCACTTATTGCTGTTCCAGTAGTAGAGTATCTTAAAACATCTTTGTCTTTTAATCTATGATTTTTGGCAAATATATAATGGTCGAATGTATTGACACCATTTGTTTTTCCATCAAATGCCAAAGTTGCTGGTACTTTAATCGATTTATTGGAGTATCCAGAACCAGAATTTTTTACACGAACTTCGGTAATTGTATTTTTTGACTTTAATGTTCTAAATGAATGGAATCCAGAACTAATTCCAACTAGGTTGATTTCATTATTCTTTTTAAGTGCATCTTCAAGTCTTTCATATAATTTAATTTGTGTGGGACTTACTACTCCAGCATAATAATTAGCATTTGTTTTTAATGGAGAAATCTGAGCATTAAAGTTAGAATCATAAGAAATTTCTTCACCATCATCAAAATTATGCTTTTGTGCAAATGTTATAACATTTGATGTTGGATTTACTCCAGATCCATCACCTTTAAAACCTGAAGTTATTTTTGACTTAACTAAATTTGGTTCTACTATTGCTCCAGTTCCGTTGCCTCCAACTAAAGTAAGTTTTGGTTTAATTTGATAACCAACACCAGGAGTAACAATTTTTACCTCGGAAAGACTACCAACAATATTGACGTATCCTTTGGCATTTTTTCCAGATACATCAGTGATTTCTAATTCTGGAGGATTAATGACATCATATCCTCTACCTGAATTAGTTACAGTAATTCCATCTATTTTTCCATAATAAATGTTTTCATCAAATAATGTTGGTGAATACACCTCAACACCATTGGCTAAAATACCAATCTGTCTATTGTTCGTTGTTCTATCTGCAACTTGCTTTAATGTACTATCACCTTTAATATAATTAAATTTTTTAAATATTTTTTGGTTTAAAACTTCTTTATTTTCATAGTCAAGTTTAACAAAAGAATCAGAAGTAATATTTCTATCAAAATTAATGTATACATTTGAATACAAATCACTTTTACTTAAAGATAATTTGACCTGTTTACTGTCTTTGTTATCTCCAATTGCAGTAACATGATATATTCCCGTCTTAATTCCAGAATTAGAACTTGGGAAATAATAAATTTTTTCTCCTGTATAAAAATTATGAACTATATTTGTTTCTAAAGTATCAGTCTTTCCTACTCCAGATGGAGTTGATGTGCGTATTACCTGATTCTTTGCATACAATGGATAGTTTGGCACTCCAGATGCAGCAACATAAAATGAAGTATACGAATCATTAATGTAAGTGTTTTGGATTGCTACTGGAATGTTATTTACTGATGGGGTATGATTTCTATCACTTTCACCAAGAACAATGATTTCCTTCAGTAGAGTTTTGGATGTCGCATCAAGATTACTTGAAACCTCTACTGTATTTTTTGAAATTATATTTACAACTTGTCCATCAATCTCAGTGTCATTAGAAACATCTGGATTTATTAATTTTATCTTTTGCCCAATATAGAGAGATAGATTGTCATAAAAGACAATAGTATAAATTTTTCCACTAGTATCACCAGATTTTCTAATAGTTCTAATCTTATGATTTGTTGAGACATTATATAACCAACTATAAAATTCTGGTTTATCACTTAATTCTGCACCAAATGAAGACAGTGCTATTTTATCATTAACTAATAGATTAGAAGTGTTTTGGTATTCAACTTCACCTATAACATTAATTAATCTAAATTCTATTTTTTCATTATTTTTATCGTAAGTATATACAAAGTTTGATTCAAAAACTTCGTCACCATACTCAGCATCAACAATTAATCCAGATACTCCTAAAAATTGAGTATTTGTCTTATCCGTATAAGTGAGAGTTAATGTTCCATTTGCAGTATTTCCACCTTTCATGAAAATAGTTCCACTTTTTGGATATCCCACAGTGGAATCTACATAAATTGTATTAGAAAATGCAGATGCAGATTTTGTTATATTAGTTTTTTTAGTAGTAGTAAAATTAGATATAAATGATGTACTATCTAAGTAAATTTCATATAAATCTTTTTCATCTACTGGTCTATATTCTATAGAATAGATTGAAGCACTTGCAGACCCAACTTCTCCGTTATCTTGGAACAAAGATGCTCTATCTGCTCCCTGTATTAAAAGTGGGTCTGAACCGTTTACTTTTTCTACAAGAATATTTCTAGTTACAAAATAATTATCATCAGAAGGACGTAAAATATAATCTTGTGGTTTTATTAAACTAATTTCAGAGTTAAAAAGAACTTTAAACAGTATTTTGTAAGAAGTGTCTGTTCCTTTTGTAGTATAAAAATCTACTGCTCTTGATAAAATATTTTTTATTTTTACTTGAGGAATAAAATTTCTATTTTCAAATCCTGGTAAAAATTGAGATTTGAATTTTTTAAATAATTCCTGATAAAATCCAAGATTTAAATTAACAACTGTGCTTCCTAAAGAATGGTCACTTGCTTGAGTAGAAACAAAATTCAATATACTAGAATTAGTTAAATTATTTGTTTCGTCAATTCCAGAAAATCCACGAGAACAACCAGTAAATGATGTACCAGTTTTCCCAGTATAAGTAATAATTTCATTACCAATTTTTAGCAATCCATAGGAAGATGGAAATCCTATAGTATGATTAACCTGAATTTCATCATCAAATGTCAATAATTGCTCTGTTAATGTGCAAGGAACAAAAAGAGTAAAGAATAATTCATTATTATAAGTTTGCAAATCCTTGTATCTATCAAGATTTGCAATAATATCTGCAATTCCCGTTGGGTGCTCTTGGGAAATGTAATACTGATTTAAAAATTCTTTAAAAAGTGGAGAATCCTCATTTAAAAAAGATGGAATCTGCGATTCAATGATATTTTGAATCTTTACTCTATTGTTGATATCTGACATTTTATCTAGTATATGCGCCGTTTGAATAACTGGAAGTTACAATATATTCAGTTGCAGAAGTATTTTCTCCAGAACTAATTCTATCTTCAACCATATTGACAATAAGATTATCAATACTTAATTCTAAGTATATATCTTGCAATGCAATTACATCATTTGATTCTGGGACTGCTTGAATCTCCACACCATTTGGACTTACCGAACTAATTATATTCACAGTATCAAGATAAACTTCACCCTTTTTATAATATACAACTCCAGCATTATTTTTCACAATGAATGGTACATTATCTTTTAATGTAAAATAAAAAATTGTTCCCTGATTTTCATTAATTGGAACATCACTCAAATATACTGTTCCTTCTACTTTTTCTATACCAAACCCAGAAGATTTAATATTATACCCTCTATTATCTAAAAGATTGTTTTTCTTAATATGGAAGGAATTTCCAAAACAAATTTCATAAGTAGCAGGTTGATTATATGCTGGTTGCATATCTCTCCTCATTTTTACTTTTGTAATGTTTGAGGTAATTGCAGAACTTATATCGTCAATTAATGCATTTACTTTACTGTATTTGAATCTTCCACCAAAATTATTTAAATCATATGATTGACCATATGCTGTAAGAGTTTCAATCACTCTATTTCTAAGACCTGATATATCAGAAGCATTACTTTTATCATAATAAACACTAGTATTTAATTCAACGTACAAATATTTTAAATCAACAATCTCTGGTTTAATTCCAGCAATTGAGTATTGCTTTAATTGTTTTTTGATTTCTTCCTTGGAAATTCTAGATAAAAACTTACCCTGTCTTGGTTTGACTGATATAAAAACTTTTCCATATTGTGGTGGATCTAATTCATCTCCGCCATATGCCGTAACTGATTCTACATTTGGAAAAATAAAAGGAATTAAACCTTTGTAATCATTTGCAGTAACTGCTCTATATTGAGATGAATATACTCTTGGTGCAAGATATTTAATTGAATCAATTTTTTCAATATCATCTCCATTTTCGGATGGAATTATTGTAGTTAATGGTGAAATTCCATTTGTAATTCTATTTGAATTATTATCTTCTAGAATTCCTGAGAAATTAAAGTTGGCAGACCCATTTCCTGATTTTCCATTAGTAATGATGTAACTTACAAATATAGAACTACCTGTTGTTGGTTTTTTTCCAAAGACATCATCACCAAATAAAAGTTCATATTTTTCATCTTCTACTTCTTGTACTAAAAATATTTTAGAATTTGCGTCTACATTCAAAATATTTGTGTACTGTATATACTCTTCATTTGCTAAATCTGTCACATAGACACGAATACTTGTTGTATCTACAGATGGATTTGGTATTACAAACTTCTGATTTGGTTGAGAATTGTCTATAATAAAACTTTTTGTTAAAAATGTTCCCTCCCAAAGTTCTATATCAGTGAAGTATGCATAACCAGCAGCATCAACAGTGACTGTAATATCCTCTGGTACTGAAAACACATAGTTACCACTTTCAACAGTACCTAATGCAACTACTCCTGCTTTAAGTGTAACTGATTTTACGTCCAAAAACCCAGAGGTATTTACGGAAAAACTAACTCTTGCTTTTGATGCTCTTCTTGACCTTGGAACATAACCAATATTACGTGCTAAAGAAACTACATTTTCTCTTAGAGTCGCACTATCAAGAAACGACTCATTTACCGTCATATTAGCATTAAATGATGTCACATAAGAATTATATGCTAAGACATCAATCAATACAGAAAAATTAGACCCCTCAAAATCAAAGTCCGAAAAATTACTATTTGCTCTTAGATAATCCTTAATTTGTGTTCTTAGATCCTGGAAATCTAAGTTAGTAAATTGGTTGAATGACATTATATTCTAGTTGGTAGTAAGAGAAATTCTATATTCTGAGTGGGAAATCCTTGACCAACAATATCGTATTCAATCTCAACATTTATTTGGTTATCATCTGCTAATGATGTTGCTGTAATATTTTTTAAACGAATTCTTGGCTCATAATTTTTCAAAACACTCATAATTTCTTCTTTCATGACAATTGAAACTTCATCACCTGCCATTTCAAAAAGATTAGCATTTACTGATGTTCCAATCAATGGTCTGAAAAATCTTTCACCAAGAATTGTTCTCACCAAATTTGTAACGGATTTCTTGATAGCATCCTCATTTTTTATGACTAAAATATCGTTTGTTACAGGATGCTTCGCAAAAGATAAACTAATATCCTTAAATGCTCTTGAAATCCTTGTGGCCATTAAGATTAAAGTGTATTTAATATATCTATAAGACTTTTAGACTATTTTTTACCATAAGAAGGTTCAGTTCCATACTCCCAATCATCATAATCTTCATCATTACGAATCATTTCATGCAACT